GCAATCTATCTTGCACTGGTCGAAAGTATCTCTATTGCAGATGGACATGATATCAAGAAAGGTGTTGATGCTATCCCTGCTATCCTATCAGATGCACTTGCTGTTGGGTTTGATAATCATGTTGGACACGATTACCTAGAAGACTATGAGGAGAGATTTGACTTCTACCACAAGAAGGAGGACAGAATCGAGTTTGACCTCGAATTTTTCAACAAGATTACAAAGGGTGGCCTTCCAAATAAAACACTCAATATTGCTCTCGCTGGCACTGGTGTTGGTAAGTCTTTGTTTATGTGTCATGTCGC